CATGTCCGGCTGGAACCAACCAGGGGGCCTGTTAAAATCCGGTTTCGAATTTTACCGCTGCTATGGCTTCCATGATTACGATTCCTCATTCTGCATCAAGCAGGGCTCAAAAAACTGGAGCAACTGGGGCAAATACAGCAGCCGGGAAGAGTTGAAAAAGGCGTGGGACAAGTTGATGAACGAAGATCCGAAAGCATTGGAGGGATAACCTGCCATGCTTGGCCCCGGCAAGTTTGCCAGAATATTGGTATGGGGGGCTGTTTCCAAACGCGGGGAGCGAACACCTACGAAACAGCGTGACAGCCGGGAGAGACCGGCAATCAAATAAAAAGGGAGAAAACATGAAACTCGACAAAGAAAAATTCAAAGAGAACGAAGCAAAATCAAATCACGCTGTGGTGGCAATGGAATACGCGGATTGTCCGATCAAGGAATCTAAATTCGGTTGTTGTTTTTATATCGCCACTGGATTCGGTGGCGCTCCTACCGGCCTGTGTGAATACGTCGATCTTGAAGTGGGCGAATGTAATTATCAGGCGAAATTATAACAACAAAGCACACCCGCCCTCCCTTGCAGGGGGCAACGCTCGGGCAAATGCCTATGGTGCGGATAGTGGCAGGACTGCAATTCTCCACGGGCGGGTGCTGCGTCTGGTTGTACAACGTGGTGGCGGCTGGGACAGCGACCAGCGGCTTTTAGTAGGGGGATGAGGTAACGACCATGACTAAGCGGATTAATCAAGGACGGCGGGAACGAGAGGCTGGAAAACGCCATGGGCGTGGGCATGTATGGATGCCAGCGGGTCAATCTCCGTTGAAGCTCGGTAAAAAGAAGATGCGCGGCTATTTTCGCAAATCTTTTGCTGCCCTTGATCGTACCGCAAAGCATCTGCCAGTGGCTGACCCCGAAAACAACGCCTAAAAGGTACGGCGGAGAGATTGACATAGTACGAGCGGGGTGCAATTCCCCGCCCACCACACCAAAACCAAGGAGCAACAATGTACCACTTCCCCCGCACAAAATTTGCCGATACAAACGGCGCATTCCAGCAGCTTCAGCATCTGGATAGCGAACTGACAGAACTGATAGCCGCGTTCTACACTCCGGATGGAGTCCACACCCTGAAAGAAGCCTTTGACGTGATCCACTCCGCTGAAACATTTATTCGCATCTTCAGCGCCACGTATGATCTCGATCCGGAGGCAATAAAAGCCAGCGTTATCACCGGCAACCGTGCGCGGGGCTACTATGCTGATTAACCCGCGTTTCTTCCCGACACTCCTGATCATCCTGGACCTATGCGCCGCCGCAGCCTATGCCACCCATGGTGACACCCGTAAAATAGTTTACTGGATCTCTGCAGCGGTCCTGACGGCTGCCGTAACCTACTAATGACCACTCACGCTGCACATCTCCAGCTCATTCTGGACTCAGCAATGGAAGCCGCCAAAGCGCAGCCCTCCTCTGCCACCATTTCCGCCGTGGAGAAAGCGCGGAAAGCGCTCGATGACTACACCTCTGGACAAAACAGCGGCGAAAAATTCCCCACCCAAACCGCCGCCCTGGAATACCTGCAGCGGACGTACCAGATAGAGAAAAGCAAACTCTCAAAGGACTGCAAAGACGGCAAAGTCCCGCGCAAAGACGCCCTCTATCACGCCAAAGACCTCGATTTTTACGCCGAAGCCGTGCACCTGAAGCCGAAAACCAGCGCCCCGGTGGCCATCAGCGACAACAGCGACCGCCTCAAAGCCGCTCACGCCGACGAACGGGAATTCCGCCTCGGCATCCTGCGCGGCGAATACATCAACGCCGCCGAAGAAGAGGCCCGTGATTGCAAACTCTGGGCGGCCATCAAAAGTGACATCGAAAACCAGGCCCCCGCCGTCGTTCATGAAATCATCAACCGGATTCTGCCGATAGTCCCGGATGACGACCTCAAAGAACGCATCCTCGCCATGCGTCACGAACTGCGCCTCACCTACGAAGACACCATCGCCGATATCTTCGACAGATACGCCACAGCCGGGGGGATAGAAGCGTGAACAGTGATCAGTTATCAGTAATCAGTAATCAGTTATCAGTAATCAGTCATCAGTCATCAGTAATCAGTAATCAGCAAAATAAAGAACTGATCACTGTCTCCTCGTCACTGATCACTCGTCACTCAACTTTCACCCCCTTCCGCCCTGGAGAACGCAAAGTCTTCAAAAAACGCACCCGCCTGCCCGGTCCGCAATGGATGGAACGCAACATCCACGTTCCCATTGGCTCCCGCCAAGGGCTCTATCGCAACAGCAACAACCCCGCCATGTATGGCGTCCTCGACTGGTCAACCCGTCATTACGTGCGCACCACCGTACTCGGCAAAGGCATCCAGATCGGCGGCACCCTCGGCTTTTATGGCCTGTTGCTGCGTGAAGGCGAATACACCTCAGACAATGCCCTGGTTGTCACCGCCGACGAACGCACCCTCAAAAAACTGATCAAAAAACGTATGCAGAAAATGATCGATCAGAGCCCGACACTCACCGCCATCAAAAGCAGCAACCCCGATGACACCACCCTCTACAGCATCACCCTCGGGCACGGCTTCACCATAGACGGTGCGTGGGCCAGCTCCGAGACCTCCGTATCATCAGAATCATATCGCATCGTCATACTCGATGAGATCAGCAAATATAAAACCCTCGGCAACATCGAAGATGCCAAAGCACGCACCACCGTATTTCCTGACACCCACAAAATATGGATACTCTCCTCACCCGGCATAGACACCGACGATCCCGACAACCGCGATCCGCTCACTAAAGAAGCCGAAGCGTGTGATGTCATGATGGACTATCACGCCATCTGCCCCGCGTGTGGTACCGCCCAGGTCATGACCTTCGACAACTTCAAGTGGCCGGCACAACTGGAGTTAGTAACCAGTGATCAGTTATCAGTAATCAGTAAATCTTTTCACTCGTCACTCATCACTCATCACTCGTCACCGGGCACCGCCGACCCCAAAGCCATCCGCCGCAACCGCTCCGCCTGGTACCAATGCGAGCACTGCACAGCCCGCTGGAACGACTACCAGCGCGATAAAGCCGTCCTTGCCGCCATGCATAGCGGCTGGTGCTCCACCGACGGCACCGACATAGACCAACCGCGCAGCATCTATTTTCATTTCCCCTCCTGGCTCTCCCCCTACGTCTCCCTGTCTGATGTCGTCGCCGACTGGCTGGAAGCGCAAGGTGACGAAACCAAACTACAGAAATGGCACAACCGCCACGGCGGCGTCGCCTACCGCGTCGATTCCACCACCGCTCCCGAACTGACCGCCCTGCAGGAACGCGTCGAAACCTACAGCAGCGCCGTCCCCATGTCAGTCGGCCTCCTCACCGCCGGCATTGATGTTCAGCAGGACCGCCTTGAAATAGAAGTCGTCGGCTGGGGCATCGGCAACGAATCATGGGGCATCGAAAACGGCATCCTCTACGGCGATCCCCGCCTGCCCGATGTCTGGAAACAACTCGACGCCTATCTGCTGCGCAACTGGCAGCACGAATCCGGCGAAACAATCAGCCTCTCGCGCACCTTTATCGACTCCGGCTATTGCACCAGCCACGTCTACAAATTCGCCGCCCCCCGCAAAGGTCGCGGCGTCTATGCCATCAAAGGGGCCTCGGCCCACGAAGCCCCGGAAATCCTCGGCCCCACCAAACAGCGCATCGGCACCATCAAGGCGGAAGTATTCATCCTGGGCGGCAACAAACTGAAAAGCACCATGTTCGGCTACCTGGCCCTTGAAGAACCGGGCGCGGGGTTTTGCCATATTCCGGATAGCTATGACAGCGCCTGGTTCGAACAACTCCAGACCGAACACCAGATCGCCAAACGCATCGGCGGCAAACCGGCGCAGATATGGGAAAAGAAAAAAGGCGGTCTGCGCAACGAGGCCATCGACAAACGGCAATACGCCCTTGCGGCGCTTATGAGTATGCGGGTTGATATGAAGGGGCTGGTGGCAACATTCCAGGCCATGGCGGAACAACGCAGGGCACCACAAAAAACAGAAAACTATTTCACACCCCGAACGGGCGGATTCGTTCAAGGCTGGAGGAAGTAATGGCAGCAGGAAAATATATGAGCATCGGCCAAGTCGCCACCCGCTTCGGCGTATCCGTCCGTACTGTCAAGAACTGGTACCTGTCAGGCCGCACCGCGCTTGAAGTCTGGTGCCCTGCACACCTCATCGGCACCACCGGTTTACGCTTCACCAAGAAAAGTGTGGAAGTTTTCGAGTCCCAAGGGCAGCGCAAGCCGCAAGATTACACGGAATAACCGCTGTACATAGCGCGGAAAAAGGTGGAAAAAGCGGAAAAAGGTGGAAAAAGGCGAAAAAGTTGGAAAAAGGTGGAAAAGGCTACCTGTCTTTTCCTTTTTTTTTGCGTCATCGTAACACCCATGAGCATACCGATATCGACAACTGAACCGACGGCACTTATCACGGGCGACACCATCACCTGGCAGATCAGCCTGGCCGACTATCCCGCCACCGACGGCTGGACGCTCAAATACACCCTGCTCAACGCCGCCGCCCTGCTCACCATCACCGCCAGCGCCGCCGAAGCTGATCATCTGGTCAGCATTCCCGCTGCTATATCTGCCGCCTATATCCCCGGTGACTACAAATATCAGAAATACGTTGAACGGGGCGCTGACGAAACCCTCGAACGGATCACCCTGGACGAAGGCACCATCGCCATCAGCGCTGGCATCTTCTCCGCCACCGCTGCCACCGATACCCGCACCCAGAACCGTCGCATTCTCGACGCCATCAATGCCGTACTTGAAGGCAGGGCGTCACGGTCAGATATGGAATACACCATCAACACCGGCAACAGCTCCCGCACCCTCAAAAGCATGACCCCTGAAATGTTGTTATCCATGCAAAGCACGTACACCCTCATGGTGTGGCGCGAACTGCACCCCGGCAAGCTCTGCCCGCAAATACGACTGAACGCCGGAGGTTTCCGTGGGTAAGATTTCCCGACTCTACGACCGTGCGCTCTCCGCCATCGGTTTAAGCCGTGTCAAGAACTCCAGTGACATAGCCCCCGGTACCGACTCCTTTCAGATCCTCAAAGAATGGATCGAATCCCCGCTCAAGGCCTCCGGCTCGCTTGATTGGGATCTGAAAAACAAACTGCCCGGCCTGCGGCGCAAAGCCCGTGCCATGGCGCTCAATAATCCGCTTATCCGGCAGTACCTCCAGCTGCTCGAACAGAACATGATCGGCCCGCGTGGAATCCGCCTGCAGGCACAAGTCCGCAACAACGACGGCAGCCTCAATAAAAAAATCAATGACAAGATCGAAACTGCCTGGACGGACTTCTGGCGCGATCCCTGGGTCGATGGCCGCATGTCCGGCGTCGCTGGTGAACACCTGCTCGCCCGGACCATGGCCGTTGATGGCGAAGTCTTTGTCCGGCGGATTCGCAGTTCAAAATATCGCTATGGCCTCAAACTGCAGATGATCGACGCCGACCTTGTAGACCACCAGCTCAACCGTCCGCGCGGCACCAGGGGCGAAAATGAAATCCGCCTCGGCATTGAAGTAGACGAATGGGGCAAAGCCGTCGCCATGTGGGTCTGGTCCAGCCAGCCGCAAGATATCAACACCATGATTCCGCGTGACCGCCTGCGCATCCCCGCCGAAGATATGATTCACCTCTACGACCCCGAACGGGTCAACCAGACACGGGGCATCACCTGGATCAACTCGGTCATGACCTCGCTGAATATTCTTGACGGCTATGTCGAAGCCACCCTGCTGGCCGCCCGCACCGGTGCCTGCTCCATGCCGATGTTCAAGCATAGCAATACCGACCTATACGACACCACCACCAGCAATGGCAAAGCACCCAACTTCAATATTGAACTCACACCCGGCGGCGGTTTGACGCTCCCCCCCGGCCTCGAAATGCAGCAGTTCGACCCGAGCAAAACCACCACCAACTTCGGCGAATTTACCAAAGAAAACAAACGCTACGCGTCATCCGGTCTCTGTACTTCCTACAACGCCCTGGCCAACGATCTGGAAGGTGTCAATTACTCCTCCATGCGTTCCGGCCTGCTCATTGAACGCGATAGTTGGAAATGCCTGCAACAGATGTGGATTGACCGTTTCCGGTCCCCGGTCTTTGAATGGCTTTTAAATGACGGCATCCTTGCCGGTGGTCTGGTGCTTGATTCGCGTGATTTCCGTAAATTTCTGGCCGCCAAATGGGTACCGCGTGGCTGGCCGTGGGTTGATCCCTTAAAAGATGTCAACGCCGCCGTGGTTGCCATCCAAAACGGCCTCGGCTCCCGCACCGGCTATCTGGGTGAACAGGGCGAAGACTTTGAAGAAACCTGTGAAGAGCTTGCCGATGAAAAACGGATTGCCGCTGATGCTGGTCTCGATTTCAGCACCGAAGCGGCAAAGCCCGGCACTAACCCGGCGGCACCTGAAGACGACGCGGAAGACACTACAGAAGAGACTGACCCGGCAGATCCCGCCAAAAAGAGAGGTGCCTGATGGCAAAGAAATTTTATTCGATCAACAACGCAGCCGGTGATGAAACCGCCGAAATCTTCATCTATGAACAGATCGGTGAAGACTGGTGGAGTGGCGAAGGCGTCACCGCCAAAAACTTTTGCAAAGAAATCGCCGCTCTCAAAGTAGCCAACATCGATCTGCACATCAACAGCCCCGGAGGCAGCGTCTTTGACGGTCAGGCCATCTACAACGCCCTCAAGCGTCATCCGGCCAACGTCACCACCTATGTTGACGGCATTGCCGCAAGTATTGCCTCCGTAATCGCCCTGGCCGGTAACAAAGTCGTCATGGCCGGTAACTCGCTGTTTATGATCCATAATCCCTGGGGCGTCACGCAAGGCACCAGCGACGACATGCGCAAATACGCCGATGTCCTCGATAAAGTGCGCGACACCATCGTCAGCGTATATCGCGAAAAATGCGGCATGGCCGACGCCGAAATTATCGCCGCCATGGATGCCGAGACCTGGATGAGTGCCGAAGAAGCCGTCGCCTTCGGTTTTGTTGATGAAATAACACAGGAAATGAAAATGGCCGCGCTGGCCAGCTTTGATTTTAAAGCCCTTGGTTTCAAACATCCACCAGTGGCAGAAACACCAGCACCTGAAACACCAGCACCTGAAAACATCGATCCTCCCGCGCAAGCGGCCGGACATATCCAGCCCCAAGGGGCAAACAAAGCGGAGGTAGTCATCATGTCTACTCAGACACCGACCGCCCCTAACGGGGCAAAAGAAGCAGCAGAAATCGTGGCCATGTGTGTGGCGAACAATTGTGCCGACAAAGCGGCAGATTTCATCAGCGCCGGGGCAACCCCCGACCAGGTAGGCCGCCAGATCCTCGACCTGCACGCCAGCGGCAAACTCTCCACCCCGGCAGCCGAAGCCCCCGGCATCGTAGACATGGGCAAGGACGCCAAAAAGTACAGCTACCAGAAAGCCCTGCTGGCCGCAATTGACCTGCGTGAAGGGCGTGCATCATCCGGATTGGAGTATGAAATCCATCAGGAAATTACCAAGCAGTTGCCACAGAACTATCAGGCCAAAGGCGGCATCTTTATGCCGATGCGCGTACAGAACACCGCCCTCACCACCAGCGGCACCAACACCGGCAAAGAAACCGTCTTCACCGAATATGGCGAACTGATCGACATGCTGCGCAACATCTCCGTATTGACCCGCATGGGAGCCCGTACCCTCACCGACCTGCGCGGCCCGATCACCTTCCCGAAACAGACCGGCGCATCAACCGCCTACTGGGTAGGTGAAAATCCCGGTGCCGGTGTCACCCAGTCAAACGTCACCTTCGGCACCATGACCATGAGCCCCAAAACCATGCAGGCCACCGGCGCAATTTCCCGCCAGCTGCTTGTCCAGTCAACCCCGGATGTTGAAGCCCTGGTTCGTGAAGACATTGCCCTCGTCCACGCCCTCGGCTGGGATCTGGCCGGACTCCACGGCAGCGGTGCCAGCAATCAGCCAACCGGCATCTATGCCGCCTCTAGTGTCAACGCCGTTGCCGTCGGCGGCGTGCCCACCTTCGGTAAACTGGTTGATATGGAAACAGAAATCAATCTCGATAACGCCCTGGTACAGAATGTCGGCTTTGCCACCACATCAGGCATGGCCGGTAAAATGCGTCAGACGCTGGTTGCCTCCGCCGCCGGTTCCGACTTTATCTGGACCGGCAACGTCCTCGACGGCAACATGATCGGTTACCGTTCCGTATCGTCCAACCAGGTGAAGTCCAACCTCGGCGTCGGTACCGATGAGCATGGCATCATCCTTGCCAACTGGGCTGATCTCCTTATCGGCATGTGGGCCGGACTCGAGCTGATCGTCGATCCGTATACCCTTGCTGATCAGGGTCTCGTCAAAGTCACCAGCTTCCAGATGGTCGATATCGGCCTGCGTCGTGCCGAATCCTTCTGCAAAGCAACCGGCGCTAAACTCTCTTAATAACCCAACGAGGCGGACCTAATCGTCCGCCCCTCACCGGAGGTGACCTATGAAATTACAAGTACTACGTGGCTTCAGCCTGGGTGGCGGTATCGATGTTTTTAAAGGCGATACCCTCACCGTGCCGGAAGATCTGGACAAATACCAGGCAGAACAGCTTGAACGCCAGGGGCGCATCAAGCCGGTTATGGGTGACTCACTGGTGGCAAAAGCCGCACTGCTGGCCGCCATCTCGATGGCCCCGTCACTGACAGAACTGAATGAGCTGGTGTGCCAGGAAGAAACCGACCTGGACATTATCGCCGCCTATCAGGCCCGCACCCTTGAACTGGAAGAGCAGAGCAAGTGAACCAATCCACCGATCTCGACATCTTCTTTTACGACTTTGGCACCTCCGCAACCATTGCGGAGCCTGCCAAAGCGGACAAGACCACCAGTGTGCTTTTTGATGCCACCACCATCAGCGAAATGGGTGTGCTTACCGACAAACCGCAGATCACCATCAAGGAATCAGATCTTTCCGGCTTTGATCTGAAAGCAGCAACCATCACGATCAGTGGTACCGAATACCGCATGATGAAGCCGCTTGTTAATGGTCAAGGACTGACAACCACAACTTTAATACGGATCTAACATGGCCCTCACCACCCGCAAAGAAATACTCGACGACATGATCTATCGCCTGGAGCAGCTCCAGGGGATCTTCACCGTCACCCGTCGTGATCTCGAAGCAGAACCGTTTGACCCTGAAGAATGCCCCGCGCTCAACATCATTACCAGCGCGAAAGCCACTATCACCCATTACGTCAGCGACGATCAGCACGAACTGCCGGTCACCTTGACTCTGCATACCACCAGCAGAATCAACGTAGAAACCATAGAAAACCTGCTCGGCGACATAGCCGCCTGTGTCGTAGATAACGACACCTGGAACGGCCATGCCGACGGCACCAACATCGAAAGCCATGGCATTGACATCAACCAGACTGGTGACGTCATCGAAAGCGCCAGCCTGGATATCATAGTGAACTACACCACCGACAAGGGGAAAATCTGATGAAAATTACCTTTACCGCCCACCGCGATCTGGACGCCATCGCCCGCACCGTCGCCCCCGGTGACACGCTGGAATCTTCAGCCACTATCACGGAAGCGCTGCTGCAGGCATATGTGGATAACGGAATTGCAAAAGTCAGTGATCAGTTATCAGTTATCAGTAATCTGGAAGCAGTAATCAGTGAACAGTGACCAGTTATCAGTAATCAGTAACCAGAAAAACTAAAAACTCATCACTGATCACTCATCACTGATCACTGATCACAGGAGGCTTCACCATGTCCGTAAAACAATACGTCGCACTCAGCCCACAGACAACCCGCAGTGCCCTCGACGGCTCCCCGGCCTATATGTTCTACCCCGTCAAAGGCAAACTCGAACCGGACCCGGAATACAAAGAAGAAGCCGTCAAGGAGTGGCGCGGACAAGATACCGCACAGGGCGATGTCTCTGATGACCGCACCAGCACCGCTTGGAAATACAGCCTCGAAGGGCGCGTCTATCCTGGCACCGAACTTACCCTGCTGATTAGGCGCCTACTCGGCAAATCCGATGTGTCCGTTGCTCTGGTTGCGCCAAACGCAGCCGCCTTTCGCACTGTATTCCAAACGGCATCAGAGATGTATGGTGATGGTTCTGAGAACATGGACAGCGCCATTGCCATCGTACCGAACACCGCCAAAGGTCTCGCCACCTATAGTCAGGCCTACATCGGCGGCAGACCGACCGGCGCGGAATTTTCCTTCAAAGGCGGCGAGGCAGCAGATCTTAAAATGTCCTTTATCGGTGGCCCCTGGATAGAAGCGGTAGGACAGACCGCCATCCCCGGCGTATCGTTCCCGGCAGCAAAAGCCTTTAAATCAGTGCCAAAGGTCTACCTCGGCAGCGGCGCCACACTCACCGGCACCGCCCCTAACTATAGCGACTTTGTGTCCAATACCATGGCCGCCGTCAAACCGGATGACCTGACTATCAAGTTCGATTCCGGCATTGAAGATGTCTACAAAATGAACGGCGTCGAAGGCCCCAGCGTCACCGAACGGAAAAAACAGTGGGGCGTCAGCATCGAATACACCCATGACTTTGCCGACCCTTCAAGCGGCTGGAGTTCCTACGATGCCTGGGCAGCACGTTTTGATGATATTCAATATGCCCCCTGTATGATCGTGCTCGACAGTACGGAGATTATTCCGTCGTGCAGCACTCAGACCTATCAGCTCGCCGTCTATCTGCCCAAAGTCAAAATCACCGTCGAGCAGCCGGACCGCAAGAATGACGGCAGCAAAACGAAGATCAAAGTCAAGTTGGACAGCCGTATTGATCCGGCGGTTAATGTCGCCGCGTATGTGAAATTGATAGCTTAAAATCCGGCTGAAGGCTGAAGGCTGAAGGTAAAAGCCTTTCCATCAGCCATCAGCCATCAGCCTAATCCCCGGAGGGTTCCCATTGAAAGTCTACAGCCGCACCCACATCTACCGCTATGTCCCTGATTACCTCAATAATCGGCAACTGCCGAAAGAGGAGCAGATTGTTGTCAATCTTCAGGGCATCACCGCCGCCGAAGAAGATGCCGACTATCGGGACTCTCAGAATACCGCCCGCACCTATGCTCCTGACAAAGCCCAGGAGATTAATGAAAAACGACTCCACAAACTGTATGCCGAAAAATTCAACGGCGTCAGTGGACTGGAGATAGAAGGGCTGGAGGATAAAGAGCTCACCTATGAACTGTTCTATGAAGAAGCCCCGCAGGATATCGTCCGTGAAGTATTGCGGGTGATTCGCTCCACGGAACAGCTGACAGCGGGTGAACAAAAAAACTTTGTGCCGGAGTCAGGTGGTCTCTGATCTGCTCCGGCCCTGAAGGCTCACCGTTTGAATGTAAAGAATGTGACGACGAACAGCGCGAAGAGCGCAACTGTGGCAACCGTAAAAAACTACTACACGACATACTGATTACCGAAGAGTGGGACCAGGTGCCGACCGCCTACCACGACCACGAAGTAAAAAAGATTGAAGGGCTGAAGTTTTTTGCCTGCCCGTTATCAACCATCACCGGTGCCAGTTGGGAACTGATCAAGCAGGTCAATATCTGCTGTAACAGCACCGGCGATATAATCCACCTTCCCGAACCTGCCGTCTCCATTCTGGAACAGTCGCCCCGCTTTATGGCAGCGGTCGATATCATCCGGCGGGAACGGAACAGCGACTGGTTTTTTGAACGTAGACAGAAATGGGCGAAAAACAAAAGCTAACCCCTCCCAGCCTCCCCTTAATTAAGGGGAGGGGCTTTAAAAACCTCCCCCTTATTTAAGGGGGACTGAGGGGGTTAGTATTTATAGGCGACCAAATGGCTGATAAAGAAGTAACCACCAAAATTATCGTACAGGGCGAAACCTCCAGCGTTACCGCCGCCATGGGTAAAGCCACCGACAGCGTTAAAAAAGCGGAGCTTGCTATTGCTGATCTCTCCAGCAAAGGCAAAGCTTCGGTTGACCGTCTGCAGAACTCCTTTGACACCCTCGGCATAAAAAGCTCCCTCAATATCGAGGCGGAACGGCGCAGCCTCACTGCCGCCTTTGATCACATCAAAAATAGCGGTGTTGCCAGTGCTGCCGACGTCACCCGTGCCCAGGGAGCGCTAAAAACTCAACTCGGTACCCTGGGTGGTGAATTAACCGGAGTCAGCGGCGGTTTCGGTTCAATGGGCGTTGTCGCCCGTCTCGCTGGCAGCGCCTTTGCCGCCATGGGTGTTGCCGCCCTGGCTGGTCAGTTGCACGAAGCAGGCATGTCAGCAGAACGCTTGCGAAACTCCTTTGAAGCCGCCACCGGCAGCGTTCAAAAAGGCGCGGCGGAATACGCCTATGCCCGCAGCGAAGCGCAACGCCTCGGGCTGGATCTGCAAAGCACCGCCGATGCCTATTTAAAAATCACCGCATCCGCAAAAGGCACCTCGCTGGAAGGGGAAAAAACGCAACAAATCTTTAGTTCGGTTGCCGGTGCCTCGCGTGCCCTCGGTCTCTCCGGAGATCAGATGTCCGGCGCGCTGCTCGCCATCAGCCAAATGATGAGCAAAGGAACGGTGCAGGCCGAAGAATTGCGGGGACAATTAGGCGAACGACTCCCCGGTGCCTTCCAGATCGCCGCCCGCTCCATGGGTGTCACCACTGCCGAACTCGGCAAAATGTTAGAGGGCGGCAAAGTCATGGCCGATGACTTCCTCCCTAAATTCGCCGCCGAACTGCAAAAAACCTTTCCCCCCGGTGAAAAGGCCATGTCCGGGCTCACCGCCGAAACCATGCGCCTTAAAACGGCCTTGTACGAACTGAAGACCACCACCATGGAAAGTGGCGGTGATGGTTTCCTTACCTTTGCCATCAGACAGACCCGTGCCCTCGCCGAAGAGATGGGCGTGCTTATTAAAGCCATGGATAAAGCCCCGGAAAAAGCCTCCTATGGTGCCCTTGTGCTCGCCGGTGTCGTGGGCGGCGCGACCTATGGCGCAGCGGGTGGTCCCTGGGGTGCCGGTATCGGTGCCGTTGTCGGCGGTGCTAGTGCAATGACCGGTATCACCATGGCGGAAGGCGTGTCAGGTGGCATTGATGCCAACAGGAAAAAAGCGCCGCTTACCCAGACAGACAAAGCCCTCATCGGTGCTGGTTCCAATTTCAGCGCCATGAATGACAGCCTCTTCACCCCGCAATTTTCCAACCGGATGCGCAGCCCGGATGAATACACCTCAAATTTCGGTGATTCTATCAACCGCAGCACCCCGTATGAAGAGCCAAAAAAAACCACCACCGGCAGCGGAGCCAAACCAAAAGACCTGCTCAAAGACCAGATCCTCGGCTATCAGGGTTTCATGGCCCAGCAGGCAGCACAGGCAACCAAAGACTGGCAGGAATGGAACTCTGATGAAAATAAATTCCTTGCCCAGTTGGCCGCCGAAGCCGAAGCCAAAGCGATACAGGCAACCAAAGACTGGCAGGAATGGAATTCGGACGATAACAAGCGGGTCGGGCAGGAAAACAGCGCCGACGAAACATCACAATTAAAATGGCGGACGGTAGCTGAAAAAAATAACGCTGCTGCTCTCGATTCTGAACGGGGCTTTATCGCCATGCGTGCGGCAATGGGGCAGGATGCTTTCAGTAATGAGCTTGCCACACTCGACGCCGAACAGATGGCGCTTGAACAAAAATGGGCGATGAATACCGACAGCTTTGCTACCTACGAACAGCGCAAATACCAGATACAAGCCACCTATGATGCACGACGGGCAGAAGCCAGTATCCGCAATGAACAACGCCTGGCTCAAACAAAACTACAGGTAAACCAGAATTACCTATCTGGTTTTACCGCCCTGGCAAACGCCGTAAATACCATCGCCGGTGGCAAAAATAAAGTGCTCTATGCGCTCACTCAATCGGCAGCAATTGCTACGACCTTTTTATCGACCCAAGCGGCCGCAGCGTCCGCTCTGGCACCTCCACCATTAGGCCTCGGCCCAATTGCCGGTGCACCGTTAGCCGCCTCAATCCAGGTTTCCGGTTACGCCTCAATGGCCGCAATGGCTGCAACAACCCTCGCCAATGTGGCAGGGATTGGTTCAGGTTCTACGCCGGACGCCGGTGGAATTGCTGGTGCTCCATCGTCAGGGTTCATACAGCAGCCATTCTCAGCATCAAACAATACGGTTCCTCTAAATGTCACCTTTGCGCCGGTCTTTAATGGCCCGATGGACCAACAGGCCCTCACCCGCTGGACGGAAGACTATATGCTTCCGACTTTGCGCGATCTCAAAACCCGTGGAGTAACTTAAAGGCGGGCTGAACAAAAACCGGCTGAAGACTGAAGGCTGATGGTTTAAATCTTTTACCTTCAGCCTTCAGCCTTCAGCCTAAAGGACTGAAATGAACAAACCAACCTTCATCTACGCCACCCACCTGACGGGAGCCGCTGTCACCGCCACCGACACCGCCAGCGGCTACGATGCCGCCAATATCCTGGAGGCCGTCGAAGACACCGCCTGGCGGCCGGCGAACACAACCGGTGACAAAACCCTCACCATCGCCCTGGGGGGCTTGCTGCCCATTGGTGCCGTCGCCATCCTCGGTAATTATGTCAATGGCGTACAGCTGGAAGTGCGCGGCTCCACCGACGGCTTTATCAGTTCAGACGTACAACTCTCCGTCCCGACAATATTACTCGTCTGGATGCGGCTGCATTATGCCGTCAACGCCGTCATGAGCTCATCGGTATTTACCACATCGTGGCTCAAATTTGACGAAGCTATGTACAGTCACATCCGCCTCATCTTCACCGGCATGTCCGCCTCGTTTGAAGTCGCTCACGTCGCCTGCTGCCGTGCCGTGCCACTGCCCTACCTCGCCGACGGTCACGATCCGGACGCCTTCCAACCGACCGGCACGCACCTGATCGGCACCGCCGGAACGTATCTGGGTGCCACTCAGCAGAACACCATGCGCAACGTCACGCTGGACTTTGGCCAGATCACCACCTCGCAATATCTCCCCTTCCAACTCTGGGCCGAATATTGCGTCATGACCA